TTAATTTTTACGTCTTGCTTGCCTTTGGGCTTTAGCCTTATTTAAATTATCTAAAATTGGCATGACAGTAGCAGGGTTATAAAGGTGTTTTCCGTCTCCGCCTAGATTATAAGCCCTTAATTCATCGATAATGGTTTTTCTCGATAAATTATACCGTTCCATTAACCAAGAAGCCGGCACACGGTTCGGTATTTCTTCCGCTTTAATTTCTAAAACTTTACCGATGTTTTGAATTTCATCATGAATGAAAATCTGAGGTGGTTTTTCCGATTCAACTACAACAATATATTTTCCCATTACGCTACTTCTCCAATGCTAATTAAAATTTCTTCTGGTAAATCATCGGTGTCTTTTTCAATTAAACTTCGCATCGTTTTTTCATAGCCTCCATTAATAAATCTTGTACTTCGCGTTTTGACTCACGGCGTTCCATAACGATTTCATCCATCGTGTTTTTTGCAATGATGTGATAGATGTAAACAGGGCGGTCATAACCTGCTTGCGCTTGGCGTGTTGGTCCAATACGCTCAATAATTTGTTGGTACTGCTCTAAATCCCACCAGTGAGAAAAGAACACAAGGATGTTCCCACCGTCCTGCAAATTAAGCCCGTGGCCTGCACTTGCAGGGTGAGCAAATAGCACAGGGATTTTGCCCGCATTCCAATCGTGAATCGTTTGCGGGTCTTTATCTAAATGACGACCTTTAGGGAATGCTTTTAATAAACGCTCAAGGTCGCTTTTAAAATGGTATGCAACCAATACGGGCATGCCTGCCGCTTCTTCAATTACCGATTCAAGCGCCTGAATTTTTAAATCATGGATTGGGTGCCAAGTGCCGTTTTCATCGGTGTAAATAGAACCGCTTGCAATCTGCAAGCATTTCATTGTTTTTGATGCTGCATTGAATGCTTCAACTTCGACCGTTTCAGCTAGTTCAATGAACATTTCCTTTTCCATTTCTTCATAGGTCTTACGGGCTTTGCCTGTAAGCTCTACTTCGATGGGGTAAACGATCGGCTCTTTAATATCGAAGTAGTCTTTAGCTTCAATGCTCAAGCACACGTCTTTAATTCGCGCTTGAATTTCGCCTTGACTATGATCGAATGGAACAAGGTTAACGGCGTTACGATCGTCACCAACTACAACCTTTTGAAACCAACGATCTGTAAAAGCGCTGAAACTGGTGCCTAATCTTTGACCACGATCAATGAACCATATTTGGCCCCAAAGGTCTTTAAGCCCATTGGGTGCAGGCGTTCCCGTCAATTCAATGAAACGTTTGACTCGAGTATGTGCAACTTTACCTAAGGCGCGAGCACGTACCGAACCTTGTCGTAAACGAAATCCTTTTAGCTTTGTGCTTTCATCAGCGACCACTTTCGTAAAGGGCCATTTGCTGCCTAGAAAATCAATTAGCCATGGTAAGTTTTCATAATTAATTGCGTACACATTTGCTTTTTGTTTTAGCGCACGTACACGGTCTTCAGGCGAACCGACCACGGCAACAACTTTATAATCTTGCAGGTGTTCCCATTTCTTAGCTTCATCAGGCCATGTGGTTGCAGCAACTCGCAAAGGGGCAACTACAAGAGTCGGCCCCGGCTCAAACAATTCAAGAATTTCTAAAGCGGTGAGGGTAGAAGATGTTTTACCTGTGCCCATCCCCGCAAACACGGCACAACGTTCATTATCAAGGATGTGATTGATAATTAAATGTTGGTAATCGTGTGGTATGAATTTACGTGGGTGGGTCATGGGTTTGGCTCCGATTTCATAAAACCGATCCAATGCGTATTTGCACGTTTACCACTTGGGTGCCCGAACCACGGTTTTTGATCTGTTAAGGCTAGAACTTCGCTGACTTTAATTTGGGTTTCATTCCATTTGAAAATCAACATACCGTTTAGTTTGAGCACACGAAAGCACTCCGAAAAACCTTTGGCCAAGTCTTCTTTCCAGTTTTCACCTAATTTCCCATACTTCAAAGCAAGCCAACTTTTATCGCCTGCATGCACTAAATGTGGTGGGTCAAAAACTACTGCATGAAAAGTCTCATCTTCAAAAGGCATGTTTCTGAAATCCATTTCGATGTCTGGATTGATTTCAAGTGAGCGCCCATCACACAAAATATGTGATTCTTTACGTATATCCCCAAAGGTCACATTTGGATTGCTACGATCAAAATGAAACATACGAGAACCGCAACAAGGGTCTAAAACTTTAGCCGTCATTTTTCACCTGCCTTATTCGCACCCCAAGCAGATAAGCTGTCTTGTTGTGCAGGAATAAATTTAATAAGTTGATGCTCTCTAAGTCCCTGAAGTAGCTTTCTAAACTTATTCAGACTTAGTCCTTTATCTTTAATGCGAAGGGCGCTATACATTTGGCGCGTATAAGCGACCTTATTTGCATTTATGAATTGAAGAGCTTCTTGCTCAATTTCATTTAAGTTCGGGCAAGCAATCTTTTCTTTATTAGTAAAGTTCACCCTAGTAACTCCTCAATTCGCTCTATGCTGTCTATAACTTCAACTCGTTGGCCCATCTTGCGCATGCGTTCATGTTCACGTGCTTGGGCTGCGGTTGGCTTTTCTCTTGGTGCCTTTAGCTCTGCCCAAAAAGTATTGTCTGGTAGCATTACCAAACGGTCGGGTGCAGAGTTTCGGCTAATCCATTTAACCTTGCGAACTTCACCCCCTAGGGCTTTGACCTTGTCCACAAGGTATTTTTCAATTACTGATTCGCGCATCTTCGTACTGCTCTTTTGGCACTTCGTAGTGAACACAACCAATTGATACGGAGTACTCCATGTAATGCACTACCTTGGATACTTTGCGATTCATTGCTTTATTGTCTGGTTCATACCCAAACTTAAATTGAGCATTCAGCATATTGATAATTGCATTTAGGTCGTTAAGTTCTGCATGCAAGCGCTGCTTGTTGTTCTCATCAAGTTCAGGGTGTCTTTCCAAGAGACCGAATTGCATGCATTTAGAAGCCATTTGAGCAACTTCGTTGCACTCTTCAGAAAGTTTTAAAAGTAGAAATTGGAGCCTATTCATTTTATTAATCCTTCTTTTAACAATACGATTCGCGCATATTTACGCCCGTAAAGGCATAAGCACCGCACGCACGTTTTTGATTTCAGTACTTAAAAAATCAATATGTGCAGCGCTTGAAGGTCCAACGGTAGGAGTTACTTTGACTTGCGGTACCAAACTTTTATCGCCAAGGGTTTTTGCAATTTTTTGAAAATCGACTAAATACTTCCAATCGAAAGTAGGGTAGACGCCTTCGTACTCATCGCCTTTGGCTTTTGGTATGACACGCTGCCATGCAGGGAATTTATTATCAAATGCTCGAAAACGTTCATTTATATCTGTACCTGACACTTCCAAAGTGCCGTCAAGTCCATCTAAGGTTACTTTTACTAATTTTTTAATGTCTTTAATTCCTGTAGCTTTCTTTGCAAGAAACTCAATAGCATCACGTGGAATAATGACTTGTTGAAGTTTGGCATCTAGTCCTTCAACTTCTGCGTAAAACATTCTGTGACCGTCGGTTGAAACAACATGCCCGTGGTCAATAGCAACGCCCTGTAAATAGTGACGTACGTCTTTTTTAGCTGAGCAAATAACAGCAGCTTTTAAAGTTGCCAAAGGTATTGAAAATTTAATCATGGTGCTAATCCTTCTTATAGCGATATGACTCAAAGCCCGCTGCCGCTAAAGGCAAATCAAGTGCCCATTCGGGATTGGTAGCAAGTAGGCTTGATAAATGTTCATGGTTGTATTCCGGTACATCATCGGCTTCTGTAATCACTTCATCGTGTACAGTTAAATCAATTTCGTATCCTGAACTGTCGATTAAAGGCATGTTGTGGCCGAGAACATCACGGGCAACAGCTTGCGTAATGTTCTCGGCAAACTTGCCGCCATAGGTGTAAAGGCGTTCCCATTTACGTGTATATTGGTTATTGCCCATATAAGAAATTCTGTTGTCATCCGCTTTTGCGCCCGGATAACAAAGGAAGCGACCGCTTGGCAATTTGATATAAAGCCAAGAGCCTTTTTTAATGAAAGTAACTTTGCGGCATGGAAAAGGCTTGTCAGGGTTGTTAATGGCATTAATTGCTGCCACGCGTAACTCATTCCACCATGCACTAATATTTGGATGCGCATAGCGCCATGAGCGTTTGAACGAATCACACACTAACCATGTGTTTTTCTTTAAACCGAAAGTGGTGCGCTTTTCTTTCTTATGCCATTCCCAAGCGCGGATTGCTTCGTTCATTATGCTTGGGTCAATGCTGTCAAAAGCTTGTGCGGCCATGTCGTCTAGGTCTAAGCCGTATGCAGCTGCAAACGTTAAAAATGCACCTACACCACCTTCGTAACCTAAAGCCAATTCCTGAACCTTACCGACTTGGCGTTGTTCTTTGTCTACGTCTTCAGGTGATACACCAAACGATTTTGCATAAGCCAATTTATAAAGGTCATGGCCTTCGCCTGCATCAAAGTCATAGAACGCTTTGAGTTTCCATGTTTCACCCGCAAGCCAAGCTAGGGCACGGCCTTCAATGTTTGATAGATCGGCTACAACGAGTTTTTTGCTTCTGGCGCACAGATACAACCGCGAATTGCAGAGCTTGTTAGTTCCATGACGTTTTCATAGAACATATCCGCGCAGCCGATTTTTAAAGTCTCGATGCCTTCGTCAATTACATCTTGCTTGAGCGTAGGACGGGGTAGGTTTTGCGGTTGGAATAATCGGCCCGCCCATCGTCCTGTGCGCGATGCACCGTTAAACTGTAAAGTTCCGCGTAATCGACCGTCTGAGCTAACACCTTTAGCGAGCGCGGCGTATTTTGCTGTACTGGTAGTTGAAGCCTGTAAACGGATGGCAAGCAATTCGCGAACTGCAAGTGGCAAAGAGTCGTCATTAATACGGCGCTCTAAAGTTGATTTCTGCATATCTGGCAGCGAAACACCATGCGCTTCAAGAATATGCTTAAGCATTGCATCGCGTTGGGTAGCTGCCTGTACTTCACCATCGGTTAACGCAACGGTGCGTTTTGCTAATCCTTTTTGCGCTTTGTCTACTGCTTCAATTGCAGATTCAACAAGATCAAGGTCAATACAAACGCCACGGTCATTAATTTTTTGGTCAAGGTGCCAAAGTGCTAATTCAGCTCCACGATAATTCCACTTCGGAATGCGTTTATGTAACTCGCGCATCGCCAAAATATCGTTTTTGGCATAGTCAAGGAAACGCGCCCATTCAAGCGGATGCGTTTCACGGGTAGCGCGGCGTAATTTTTGATTAGCAGGGCGGGGCTTGCAGAAAAGCTGAATAAGTTGTTTACCTGCTTTGTCCTTCGCCTTGTCTTGATCGATCTTGAAAATTTCACAAAGTGAATCAAGAGAACCGGGCAAAGAATGGCTCAAAGCTTGAACCATGGTGTCTTCCCAACGTTCAATATTTAAATCGTACTTAGGCATTGAATGACGTAAAACGGTACGGTCAAAATGCGAATTGTGTGCAATTAACTTAACGTTTGGGTCTTTAAGAGCATTTGATAATTCAAATGGTAAAAAAGGGTAAGCAGTGCAATCTTCTACATGTACAGGCCCGTCATTTAAAGCCCAAGCGAAAACAATAATCTGCGCCTGTTCAGCATAAGCATGTGTGCCGTTTTTAATTGGCACTTCGCAATATGTCTCAAGGTCAAGCCAAAGGATGTCATCCATTTTTATAATTCCTATTTTGCTTTGGTAAAGTGAACGCAGATGGTCAGCAATACATTCACTTTCCAAAGCAACCCGCAAAATGCGAGATGCTTTTAGGGTTATGCTTCGAAAACACCTTGGTAGAATTCGCCTTGAAGTTCGGCTAATTTTCCTTTCAGGATTTCGATAAATTGATCAGCACGTTTTTGGTCGTGGTTGTCTTTACCTACAAAACGCAAAATAAATGTAGGTTCAGAGTTATTTACGGAAATACGAAGGGAAATGGTGATAGCTTCAACAGGTAGGCCTTTGTAGCTTTCAGTGTTCAACACGATTGCAGTAGGTAAGTTTTCATCAATGCCTGTAGCTTCTAGGCTTTCTGCAGCACTGCGTTGATATCCCATTTCAGCAACATGGCTGTTTAATTCCGCGTTTTTAGCAATTTTTACTTTGCGTAATGCGCGAATGCCTTTATCGAATGGGATAATAGTGTTTAAGGACGAACCATCTTCACCCATGGTTTTACCTTGGAGAGTAATGAACTCGGCCCAATCGTCTAATAGATCGATTAAATCTTCTTGGTTATAACGGCGGGTATTAGCAATTTCAAAAGCGATAAATTCAGGCTTTTTATCCAAAACTAAAACGGCAGTGTCGTCAGCATGACCAGGGTCGGCTTCGTTACCAATATTAAAAAACGCTTCTGCTTTAAGTGTGCTACGGGTATTAATGAAATTTTTTAAGCCTGCAACGCCACGTGCTTTTGCATACTCAACAAACGAATCAATATTGCTTGTGTTGAAAGTGCCGCGGAAACGGTCACGCAAAGCATTAAATTTTTCTGTGCTATGGACCTTAAAACCTTCAGGTACGATTGCAATTGAAGCGGTTTTATCAACCTGAACAGGTAAGTTGCCTTGTGCTGCAATTGCTAGCGCTGCGATTTTGTCTACGTTTAGTTGTTCCATGTGTTATTTACCTTATAAAGTTTGGTAGGAAAGGGATTAGCCGTTTAGATAATCTTCGGCTTTGACGCGTTCAGGCATTAAAGACAACTTGCCGCCTTGAAGAACATGCATAGGGGTTTTGCCGCTAGCATTTTCGGTTTTATCGCCCGTTTCGGTTGGGGCTTTGAAATTGATTTTGTGGGCAACTTCGACTTGGTTACTGTCAGAAATCTGGTTAATGGTTAATTCCAAAGTAACTTTGCCTGCTTTGCCGTGAGTCACTACGGCACCTGCTACAGTTGAAAGGAATAGACCTAATTGCTTTTCAGCTACACCGTTTTTTAGGTCACCAAGAAATTGAGGTACATCGGTTAAATTATTCATTGTTGTTTTCCTCATTTAGGATTTAAAAATTCGGGTCACACTATCGCAGTGACCGCGGTAAACGCCTTCTGAGTCAAGGTGCAAAATCGTTTACTGCCATGGTTATTTCCAGTATCGACACTCATGCTTGTCGATTAGCGCCGGTCTCCTAACGCACTGGCTCACTCATATTTTTATGCGCCTGCAAATAACGGGTCTTCCGTTTCATCAGCTGCGCTTAAGTCTTCGAAATCGTCTTCAGAAGCTACGCCACCGCCTGCAAACGCTTCACCGTCTTTCAGGAATTGCACACCGCGAAGTGATGCGTTGATACGTTTGCCGTAGTTGTTGTCTTGGCACCAAAGCTCAATTGCAGCATTCACGTAGCAACCTGCATAAGGTCGGCCGTCTGCTTGAACTAACGGTGTTTTACCGTCACGGTCGAAAATTGTTGGACGGGTTTTATTACGTGCTGAAATAAAGTAGTTACCCGCATAACCTTCGTAATCGCCTTTAGTGTCACCATCGTGTAAAGCCATACGGTCTTTGGTTTCGATTTCTTTTTTAACTTGAGGCCATTTAGCGCCCCATTTTTCAGCACCCATTTTGTCCATCGCCTTACGGATTTCATCAAGCTGCGGATGATCGCTAGCAAGAATGAAAGACGCAGAGAAAGCGGGGTCACCTTCGCCATTTACAGTTTTAGCTTCAAATAAAGCAGGGAAAGCAAGGCGTACATTGTTTAAACGAATTTTCATGGTTATTACTCCGATACTGTTAAATCTTCAAATTGTGGTTTCATGTCCAAAGCGGGACGTTTGTCGCTTTCAGGTGCGACAGTAGGTTTACCGTCCGCCTGAGTAATAAGGGCTTCAATTTTTGTCCATTGGCGCGGGCCGATAGCTTCATCTTTCTTGAGAGCTTCCGCCTTTGTTGGACTAATTAATTTCAGGTCATACATCTGTTCGGTTTTAAGGCGCATGCTCTTAAGCAGTTTTTCTGCTTCTTCTGCATCAGTCCAAGCGCGATTACCTTTCTTGCCTTGAACCATCTTGAAGCCGGGTATTGCTTCACCTGCATGCATTTTTTGGTGAACCGCTGAATCGACTGCTTTAATCCATCCTTCGAGAAGGGGGATAACTGCATACATTCGGCTCAACTGTTCATTCTCTAAACTTGGAACTTGTGCCGTTGCATTGGTGATTTCTTCTTGCAAATCGAGTTGGGTTAAATCCTCAAACTCGCCTGCAATGGTTTCTACCAAGTGCTTTTGTAGCGCAGGGCAAGTTGCCTTTGCTTTACACCAGTGGCACTGTTTCTCGCCCGGATTAAATGAAGATTCAAATACTTCGTTTGTTGCGCCATCGGGGTTTTCGACACCGTCTTCTAATGTATGGATAAAAGTAACTTGCGTTTTTGCTTCATTCGCGAAGTCGTAAAGCTCTTCAACTGTTAATACATATTCAGACTGATAGCCTAAGCGTGGTTGGTGAATGACCATTCGTACTTGTTGAAAGTCGCCGAACATACCGAACGTTGCCAAAGCACCTAAACCGTAAAGCGCAAGTTGCTCGTTGCCTTCTGCATCGACCTTTACGCCTTTACCGTATTTCAGGTCGTGGACCTGAATTTCAGTTTCGGTTAGAACAACTGCATCGCTTGTACCGAAAGAACCTTCTGCACCTACAAACTCGGAAAAATCAACACGCTGTTCTACAAGCAACTCGTTGCCTTCAGCTTGGGAACGCACCGCATCTAAATAGATTTGGACGTTCTCAACCATTTCTGCTTCTACTGTGAAGAAGTTAGAAACAGGGCTTTCTGTGGCTTCATCAATCCAAAGGGCGTTGCCTTTGATAATGACAATTGTGTGGCCTTCAAAATCCGCTGCATTCTTTCCTTGCTCTAAGCATTCCGAAGCAAGGAAATGTGCAGCGGTGCCTAGATCGGCATGCTCTGAGCTGCTGTCAGGTAGGTCTTTCTCAAGAATTACGCTACCTGCACAACGCATCCAACGGTGAGCCGAAGAAGGACTTAATTTTGCATGTGCTGTCATGACTTAATCCTTATTGAGCTGCCGTAAAGCCTGCTGCAACTGCCAAAGCAATAATGATGAACAGGGCAAGGGTAAAACCAATTAACTCACCAACTGTAAACACGGCTTTGATTCGTTTATTTAAAAAATGGGTTTGAGTGTTCATGCGCATTTCCTTATGCAAGTGCTTTTTCGCAAGCTTCAATAACAGCCGCGTATTTATCCGTAGGGATTGTTGCAACCGTAGTAACGCCGACATTACTTAAGATTTTTAAAAGTGCAGCACGGTCTTTTTTAGCTACTGCTAAACAAGCGTCTTTCACTTCTTTTTCAGTGATTTCAGATTTAGTTGTTTCTTCAACAACTTCATCTTTTGGCTCTTCAACTGGTGCAGTTTCAGATTTGGTTTCTTGTACTTCTTCAACCTTTTCTGCTTTGGTTTCTTTAACCGTTTGAGTTTTTGCAGGGTTAGAAGTTTTAACTTCTGCGTTTTTAATTTCTGGCTTTGCTTCTGCCGTTTTGGTATCACCAAATACATAAACTTCGATGTTTGAAGCTTGTGCAACGATATCTTTTGAGTTTGTTAAACCCGCTTTGATAAGGTCTTGGCAGATTAGGCTGCGCCATGTATGAATATCTGTTGTCATGGTTTTTATCTCACTTATTGCGTTTGTCTCAACATGATTGATAAGTTACTCACAACATTAAGTTGCGTCAAGTGCAACTTTTTAAAAATATGCATAAAAAAACCTGCTTTTAAAGCAGGTCATTGAATATTAATGAATTAAAGTTTTAACTAAATCTTGTACGGCGTTTTGCACGATATACATAGCGTACTGAATCGATAACTTGACCCACAAAAATACAATCTTCGTCTAAGGGAATGATGTTTGGAACAAAGTTTGGATTGATGGCTTGAAGATATCTTGAGCCGTCAGATTCAATAATTAATTTCTTAAAAGTTGCATCGGAATGTTTACGAACAACGATTACATCGCCCGATTGCATATCGGCATAATAAACAGATGGGTCTACTAAAATATAATCACCTTCTAAAAATTCAGCTCATTACTAACGCCCTTTACTTTTAGATAGAAACAATCTTCACAACCATCATCAGGTGCGGGCAACCATTCAGTTACTTCTGATAAATCAACAGCTTCTGCATTTGTCCAAACGCCTGCTTGTACCCAAGAAAGTACAGGGAGCTTATTGTTTTTGCGAAGGCCTGTAACGTTAGGCTGTTCAATACCTTCAGCCATTTCAAATAGCGCTGACACTGTCACATTAAAAGCTGAAGCAATTTTTTCGAGCTTATCTATATCGGGAAATTGTTTACCAGATTCATAGCGGGAAACATTGCCCTTATCGACCCCTAACTTATCTGCAAGGTCTTGTTGGCTCATCTTTTTAGCTGCTCTCAACTGCTTAATTGCATTACCTAGTCCGGCCTTCATGTGTTTTTCCAAATGTGCGCTATTTAGCATTGTTGAGAAATTTTATTATTAAGTTTGCGTTTGACGCAATAAATTTCAACGCAACAAGTCTTGATAATTTGTTGCGTTTAATGCAACATGAGTCTAATTGTAGGATGAAAGGTAATTAAAAATGTCTACACCGCTTCGTCAAATCAGACTGAAAAATAATTATTCCCTTGCGGAAGTAGCGGCGGCTGTTGGTTCTGACGCGGGGAACTTATCGCGTATTGAAAAGGGCAATCAAAAGCCGTCCTTACAACTAGCAGCAGACCTTTCAAAGTTTTTCAACGAAGAAATCTCTGAGTTAGAGCTTCTTTACCCTGAACGCTACGTAACAGAAGGGTATTTCGAAGACCTCACACAAGAGGAGAATGCCGAATGACTGAAGGTCAAAAATTTGATAACGCGAAGCCGCGTTTCTCGTTAATTCCAAAAGGTTTGCTTGCGCCCGTAATCAATGTACTTGAATTCGGTGCGCGTAAATATTCAGAAGACAATTGGCGCAAAGTTGCCAATGCAGAAACACGTTATTTCGATGCAGCTCACCGACACCTAAACGCATGGTGGGATGGACAAACGGCAGACCCTGAAACGGGTGAATCACATTTAGCGCATGCAGTTAGCTGTTTGCTTTTCATTTTGTCATTGGAACAAGAAAAGAGCGTACCGCATGCAATTTGTGGTACTTGCGGATTTGCTCCATGTGAATGTAAGCAAACTCTTGCAAACACGGATACCTACCGACCGTTACGAAACTCTTATTCAGTTGAATGGGGGCGTTGATGTGACAAATCCGATCAATATTTTTGGCCCTAAAGAATGCTCAAAACATTTTTGGGCGCATGACTCAAATGGCATTGGCAAAACCTGCATATGCTGTGGCTTTTCCGAGAATATTCTACGTCAGACACCGCCCCAATTTACCTACACGGTTTTAACTGGCGCACAAGTTGGTTCAGTGCTTCAGCTCACGCCACAAATTGATGACATGAGCGACGATAGCAATTTACAGCATCACGTTTCACCTTTCTGTGAGGTGCGTGACGTATGAGTTATTTCAAGGAACACGGTAAAACCTTACTTGCTCATCACTACATGATTGTGCCGATCAAGCAAGGTTTAAAACGTCCTGTTATGGATGGGTGGCAAAACGTTCGGCTTACTGCCAGTGACATACCGCGCTTTGCAAATCAAGGCGTAGGTATTTTAACGGGTCAAGGACCTTTCCCGATTTGTGCAGTTGATATCGACGTAACAGACGCGGATTTATCACACCAGTTTGCAGAATGGTGCCGTGATAATTTAGGTGTGAGCTGTGAACGTGTCGGGAATGCACCAAAGATATTACTGGTGTATAGAGCTGAAGATTCTGATTGGGGTAAATCAACTTCGGCGTGGTTTGCCGATCCTGCCGAAGTAGATAAACCTTTTAAAGAAATACACAAACATCGTATCGAAGTGCTTGGGCGCGGTCAACAATTCGTCGCGTACCATGTTCACCCTGATACGGGTAAACCGTATGAATGGGTTGACTTCTTCGGTGGGCTAACTGAATTTGCTGCTAATGCTTTGCCGACCATTACTAAAGAACAGGTCGAAGAAGCGGTAAAAGCTTTTGAACGTATGGCCGAAGAACACGGCTTTGTTCGTGTGAAAAACAGCAAGTCACGTATTGGTGCTTTGACGTCTAGTGAACTCGCGGATGAAGAAGATTTATTAATGACGACCACGGCAACAATCGGTTGGTCGTTGGATGATGCAAAAAAATATTTAGAACATATAGACAATGAAGATTATGACACTTGGTTGCGTGTGGGGATGTCTTTACATCATGAGTTTGACGGCAGTGACGTTGCTCTCGAACTATGGAATGAATGGAGTTCTACCGCATCGAATTACGTTAGCTTTGAAGAGCTCGAATACCGTTGGGGTACGTTTAGCGGTACGGGTTCAACCATCATCACAGCGCACTGGTTACTTAAAACAGGTCGTGAATCTAAACAAGCAAAACTTAGATTAGAGAAACGGCAGATTCTTGCTGACATTAAAAATCAGATTGCTGATTGTCGTGACCAACAAGAGTTGTTGCAAGTAGTAGCCAAAGAAGCGGGCAAGGTTGCAGGTACTGACCTTGCTTTGCGTACTGAACTGTCGGGACTTATCCGTCAGCGCTTCAAGCAATTAACCAAAATCAGTATTTCAGCGCGTGAAGTGAATATCGCAATGGGCGGTCGAAAAGTGCAAATTGCACTTGATGATGCACAAAAGCGGCCGATGACTGAATTTGGTAATGCTTCAAGAATGCTAGACGCTTACGGCAATGAAATTATGTTTATTGCCGAAACAAATACCTGGTATCGATGGAACGGCGTTTATTGGGAATCGTGCGTGAACATGGTCATCGAGCAGTATGCAAAGCAAACTGTTTTGGCTATGGGCGATGAGGCCAAAAAGATTGATGACGATGCACAACGTGCCGAGTTCTATCAATTCTGTGCAATGTCTCAAAAGGCGTTCATGGTTAAAAACATGGTGACGCTTGCTCAATCCGACCCGCGTGTATTGGTTCCGATCAAAGAATTAGACAGTGATATCTATTTATTGGGCTGTGCAAACGGCGCGGTGAATTTGCGTGATGGTGAATTGGTTAAGCCTAACCAAGAATTGCTAATCACATATAGCACTGGTGTTGAATACAACCCTAAAGCCAAATGCCCTTTATTTGAAAAGACTGTTCTTGATGCCTTTTTTGGCGATGAAGAAATGGCTAATTTTTTCCGTCGTTTAATGGGCTACGCGATTTTAGGAAATCCAAAAGAAAATCTTATGGTCATCCCGTTCGGCGATGGCTCAAACGGTAAATCAACTGTACTCACAACCATTTTCAAAGCGCTTGGCGATTACGCCAAGATGACGCCTGCTGAGACTTTCTTAGGTGAAGGTCGAAGTAATGCAGGTGGTGCGCGTGAGGACTTATTGCGTCTACGTGGTGCCCGTTTTGTCTATGTCGGTGAACCGGAAGAAAACAAGGAATTAAAAGAAGGCTTGGTTAAATCCATGACAGGCGGTGAATCCATCACGGCCCGCGGTCTTTATTCGCGAGTTTCTGTTGAGTTCAAGCCAACGTGGACCGTTGTAATGCCAACGAACCATAAGCCAATCATTAAAGGCGGTGACCATGGTATTTGGCGTCGCTTAATGATGATTCCTTTCCAAAGAAATTATGACGCTGACAAGTCCCTTGTTAAAGACCCAAACCGATCTGAAAAGTTGTTAGGTGAACTTGAGGGCGTTTTAGCTTGGCTTGTGCGTGGGGCACTTGAATATCAGCAATACGGCTTGAACGAGCCGAACAAGACGAAAGAAGCACGTGACGAATATCGCGATGAAATGGACCTTTTGAAGGACTGGATCAGTGAATGCTGCGAGCTTGGTGACTATCGCGAAACGTCTCAAAACCTTTGGGTGAGTTGGGAGACTTACGCAAAAGCACGTAACGAATTGCGCTATATCCCTTCATCAAGGGCGCTAGGTCGTCGGCTTAGTAGCAGATTTCAGTTAATCCGTAGTACAGGCGGCAAAAGGCTTTTTGCAGGTATTAGGGTTTCCGTAACTCCTGATTCCGAATTATTTGCGGATGAGAGCAGTAAGCAATGAGGATTGAACACGTAGTTTTTTGCGTATACGCAAATTTCTGCGTGTTTGTTGGTGTAGGCAAGTCTAACGAGTGACGTTAGTGACGTTTAAAGTGCGTTTTTCCCTTAATTTCTATTTATATATATAGGACTTTTAGGAAAAAAGAATAAATAACGTCACTAACGTCACTCCAAAGACAAAAACGCAAAAATTAACGACTTGGAGGAGCGCGCCCATGCCTGTTTTGGCTTTTCTCCCTGAATTTGTAGTGAAAGACAAAGTAAAGCGTAGCTCTGAGCCAAAAGTTACAGAGGAAGACGTGAAAAACATTCGAGCACTACATAAATCGGGCATGTCTTATAGACAACTTGGTCATAAATACGAAATTTCCCACGAAATGTGCCGACGTATTTGCGTGGGGTATTGCTATAAGGAGGTTTTCTAATGGCTTTACGTGGAAAACAGCAAAGATTTGTTGATGAATACCTAATTGATCGTAACGCAACGCAAGCTGCAATTCGCGCAGGATATTCTGCAAAAACTGCGTATGCAATTGGTGAACAGAACTTGAAAAAACTTGAAGTTAAGAAAGCCATTGAAGCAGGCGAAGCTGAACTTGCAGAACGCAACAAAATCACGCAAGACAAGGTACTAAATCGCCTGTGGGAAATGGCAACGGCCGACCCTAACGAATTAATGCGATACACACGTGTTAATTGCCGATTCTGTTGGGGTATTGATTTCAACTACCAATGGACAGTAGGCGAATTTAAAAGAGCAATTCAACATGCGCACGACACGAATGCACCTGAACCAAAATGTGAAGGCGGTTTAGATTTTGATCGTCTCAAAGCGCCTAATCCAGATTGCCCAGAATGCCGCGGCGAAGGCGTTGGATATACGTATATCGCAGATACGACACGTGTAAGTGACCAAGCCAAATTGCTTTATGCAGGTATTAAAGAATCTCAGCACGGCATAGAAATCAAAATGAATGACCAAGTCGCTGCTTTGATTAAAGCAGGTCAGCACATTGGCATGTTCAAAGATCGTGTAGAACTTGGCAACGACCCAGAAAACCCGCTAACCGATCCAAAAGCAGCAAGCACACAGCTACGTCTACTTGCCAAGTTGAAAAAGGCTAAGGCCAAAAATAAGGAGAAGGGCGATGCGTGAACAGCACAATTACAAAATCGGACAGCAAGTCTATTTGCCCACGAGACGTAAGTATTACTACATCAACGGCATTCATACAAACAAAGGCTTTTGGCTGACAGGTATTGAAGACTTCACACTGTCTTTGAATGAAGAACCAAATAAAGCAACCAAGCACGATAAAACGTTTCGTGTTCAACCTTGGCAAGTGGAGGTTATTTGATCATGGATAAATATTTTTGGATTTTCCTAATGGTTTTAGTTATTTGCGCAACTTACGCAAAGGTACATGGTGTGAACCTATGACAAATACTTTCTCGCTAACATCCTTTCTCATTTCAGTATTTATCAATCTGCTTATCTCTGTGCTTATGGTGAGATTTTGGCACCTCAAGAAATCAGCATTTTTTAGCTGTCTAACATGGTTCTTAATGTTTGCAGTAGTGGGTGAGTATTTCAGGCTTCAGGAAAACCACATCAGAGATTTAGCCGATGTTTGGTTTCTCTTCGCCATTAGTTACATGACCATCTTTGAATTTGGTGATTGGATTGACTATGAACAAGCCCAACGATGACGAATTACTTGCATTACTTGCGGATATGAGCGAATCGGAAATTGAGCAATTCATTAATTCGCTTGATGAAGATGAACGCGCAGTTATTAGCAGGATTCTTGCAAATGCGCCTGTATGGTTCCCGCTTGAAGGTCCACAAATGGCAGCTTACACATCAGATGCTGACATTATCGGCTACGGCGGTGCAGCGGGTGGGGGCAAGACCGATTTGATTGCAGGCTTGTCACTCAATGTCCATAAACGCGTGCTGATTGTACGGCGCGAGAAGGCACAGACAGACGGCATTGTGCAACGTATCGAAGAGATCGTAGGGCACAAGAACGGGTACAACACGCAAAAGTCAGCATGGCGCTTTGACAATGGCCGTCTCTTAGAGTTCGGCGGCCTTGACAACATGGGCGATGAGAAACGTTGGCAAGGGCGTGCGCATGACTTGAAGGCATTGGATGAAGCTACAGAAATCCGTGAGTCACAAGCAATGTTCGTAATGGGTTGGAATCGTACTAGCGACCCAACGATAAAACCAAAGTGCCTTTTGACATTTAACCCGCCTACTACAGCCGAAGGCCGTTGGGTTTTAGATTTCTTTGCACCTTGGATTAAGAAAGGGCATCCGAACCCTGCACAGCCGGGCGAGTTGCGTTGGTTCGCACGTATCGGCGGCAAGGAGCAGGAAGTTGAAAGTAATAAACCATTTGTACTTATTGATGATCAAATTGTTTATGACTTCGACCCAAAGGATTACAAGCCTGAACACATTATTAAACCCAAGTCGCGCACGTTCATTCCGGCACGTGTGACTGACAACAAGTACTACATGGAAACAGGCTACATGAGTACTTTACAAGCATTGCCTGAACCTTTGAGGTCACAAATGTTATACGGCGATTTCGGTGCGGGTATTGAAGATGACCCTTGGCAAGTTATTCCGACCGCTTGGGTAGAAGCGGCTCAAGCACGTTGGAAACCACTTGAAGACATGCGCATTTTGCATCGTGGAGATTTCAAGATGGATTCTTACGGATTGGACGTTGCACGTGGCGGTGGCGATAACACGATCGGATTTCCGCGTTACGGTTATTGGTACGACAACCCGAACGTACTTGAAGGCAAAGACTCACCAGATGGACCAACAAGCGCATCGTTTGCTGTCTCACATGTCCGTGACCATGCGCCCATTCATGTCGATGTGATTGGTGTAGGTGCAAGTACTTACGATTTCTTAAAGCAATCAGGTATTCATGTTGTGCCTGTTGATGTGCGTAATGCTGCAACTTCTTTCGACCGCTCAGGGCAACTTAGTTTTTACAACCTGCGTTCACAACTTTGGTGGCAATTCCGCGAATCTTTAGACCCTGCATATGGAAGCACAGTTGCTTTACCTCCTGAGCCTGAACTTTTAGCCGACTTAACCGCACCACGTTGGTCATTACAAGGCACAAACATCAAGGTCGAATCAAGGGAAGATATCGTTAAACGTATTGGCCGCAGTCCCGATTACGGTTCAGCAATTATCAATGCGCAAATTGATACGCCTAAACGCCACATTATGCAGTCGATTAATGCTTCTGCAGCTAGACGTGATTACGACCCTTACGCGTAGTGTCAACAGGAAACAGGGCCTTTTACATGTGCCAATCGCATAATGTCGAAAAAGGCAAAACTAATCGGAGTCCTTCTATGTGCGTTAAAGATATTCTTGATGGCGTAACCAATCTTCTCGGCATGGATGCACCAAAGGCGCAAGTCATTGCGCCCCCAAAACAACCAACGCGCCAAGATTCTAAATCTCCTGATTCATCAGCGACTATTGATCGTGTGCAACAAGCACAAAATTCAATGTCTGGTGGTATCGCCAATACGCTTTATACCGATGCTCAGGGTGTGAGTGACGAAGATTTGCGCTTAGGCAAGAAAACTTTATTAGGCGGTTAAGATGACTGAAGACGATATCAGAGCGCTGAAAAAACGGTTTGATGCCGTTTGGCAATTACGTGTAAATGATATGGACGATTATTGTGCCGAATTAGCATTACACGTTTTGCCTGCTGCCATCAAAACGATTAAAAACCAAGAAAAGCATGACCGATCTGCATGGTCCAAAATTGTTGATAACACTGGTAAAGACTCGTTGAAAACCCTTGCAGCGGGTATGGTATCGGGCACTTGTTCGCCAAGTCGTAAATGGTTCACCTTGCAAGCTGCAGATGAATCATTGCAAAAGGATATTGAAGTTCGTCAATGGCTTAAAGCTGTTGAGGATGCTTGTTATGTTGCTTTTTCAAAAAGTAATGTTTATCGAACTGTGCATCATATTTACATGCAAGAAGGCGCTTTTGGCATTGGTGCGGCGTTAGCACCTGAACATGGCCGCAATTCAAAAGCTCAACTCATGGATTTAATACCGCTTACTTTCGGTGAGTTTGCTATCACAACGGACGAGTTTAATAAACCGAACGGTGTTTATCGCAAATTCAAATTAACATCTATCAACATGGTTAAATACTTTGGATTGGATAACGTTTCGAATGCTATTAAGAGTGCGTTCGAAAATAAAAACTATGAACAAGAGTTTGAAGTTTGCCATGCAATTTATGAACGAGTAGATGCAAAAGGGTACGGCCCTAAAAACATGCCTTACGCATCAATCTACTATGAACCAAGTTCGACAAACAAACTGCTACGTGAAAGCGGCATGATGAGCTTCCAAGTTATTTGTGGCCGTTGGACTGTTTCAAGTAGTGATGTTTATGGTGAAGGACCTGCAAGTGATTGTATCGGTGACTTACGCGCATTACAGAAAGGACATCAGCAAATTGCAGTGGGGGTTGATTATCAAGTTCGACCGCCTTTGCTTTTACCTGATTACCTAAAAGGCCATGAGCGCGAGACATTACCAAATGGTATTGCGTTCTACCAAGCGTCACCAACAAGTCAAGTTGCACAAGTTCAAGCGATGTTGAATGTGCAGTTTGATTTGAACGGTGTTATGTCGCAGATTGCACAATGCCAAGAGCGTGTCAAACGCGCATTTCATACAGATTTGTTCATGATGCTTGATGCTTTTGATAAGGGCAAAATGACTGCTACAGAAGTATATGAGCGTAAGTCTGAAAAGATGCTCATGCTTGGTCCGGTAGTCGAACGTCAGATTGATGAATTATTGCGTCCGCTTGTTGAAATCTGTGTTGAGCGTGTCTTGGCAAACAGTGAATACCTACGCCAAATTGCACCAGAAGCAATTCAAAACGCTGATGTCGAAATCAATTTCGTATCCATACTTGCACTTGCACAGAAATCTTCTGGTTCAGCAATTCTTGAACGTGCCCTTGCCATGATTGGGCAAGTAGCCCAAGTCGACCCGCAAGTACTTGATAAAGTTGATACAGATAAATTTATGGATGAATACGCGGAGATTAACGGCGTATCGCCTGATATTTTCCGTCCTCAACGTATTGTTGACCAAATCCGTAGTGACCGTGCAGCACAACAACAAATTGCACAGCAACAAGCCCTTGCAGCCCAAAAAGCACAAACGCAAAACACTAACGCCAATACGGTTAAGACTGTAAGCGATACAGATGCAGAAACTTTGTCTGACATGTTCTTGCAAGGCGGTGGCGCATGAGCGATTTAGAAACCAAAGCTAAAGAAAATAAGAGTGAGCGTGACCAGGAACTAAATGACCTGCGCTCAATCTTGGAAACCGAACACGGTAAACGTTTTCTAATGCGCCTAATTGATCGGGCAAGCATATTTCAACCCACCTACGGCGGTGGGTCGCAAATCAGTGATTTTGCTTTCATGGAAGGCCGCCGAGAGTTTGGTCTATACATCCTTGGTGAAATCACACAAGCCAATTCAGATGCATGGCTAGACATGCAAAAACAACGATTTTCAAAACTTAAAGAGAAGGTGAACCATGAGCGAAGTGACAACAACTACGACAGCAACTGATGCAGCAACTACTGCTACCACAACTGATACACCTGCTGCAACTACAACTGCTACTGAAACAGGCGGGGGCAATCCTGTTGCAACTCAGGTTGAAACCACACCTACCACAAACACTACTACAGAAAATACTGAAACCAAGCCCGAAGTTTTATTAGGTGGTGAAGAACCGCCTGCTGAACAGCCAATTCAATACACAGATTTCACTATGCCTGAAGGGTATTCACTGAACCCAGAAGATTCAAAAACACTTCAGGAACTTGGGCAGCAGTTCAAAATGCCACAAGAAGCAGTGCAAAGACTTGTTGATTTAGGCGTGCAAATGCAACAACGACAAGCGCAGGAACAGCAAAAAGTGATTGCTTCTTGGGTTGATGCAGCTAAAGCTGACCCTGAATACGGCGGGGAAAAATTGAAAGAAAACCTGTTGACAGCACAACGCGCCTTCAGCTTACCACGTGGCGCTGAAATCTCTAAGATTCTCTTTAAGAGCGGACTCGGTAACCATCCCGCTGTAATTGGCTTTATGACAGAAGTTGGCAAGTTGTTAGAAGGTGACAACATGACACATGGCAATGGGACAAATACTGCAAGTACCAGTCTGGGAAAACTTTGGTATGGCGATAAATAACTAACAGAGGCTGAATATGTCTGTAATCGCACAATTACAACCAACCTTAATGGATTTAGCTGCACGCTACGGACAAACGCCCGAAAGTGCAGTGATTGAAATCCTTAGCGCAAGTAATGAATTACTTGATGATATGGTCTGGGTTGAAGCAAATGACGGGACCGGTCATAAAACAACGGTTCGCACAGGTTTGCCAAAGGGCGCTTGGCGTTTACTGAATTACGGTGTACCTGCTGAAAAAGCAGCTACCGCAGCAATTCGTGATACATGCGGTTTGCTTGAATCATATTCCGAAGTTGATAAGCAACTTTACGATATGGAACAAAATCCGCAGGAATGGCGTGCAAGCGAAGATGCAGCTTTTGTGGAAGGTATGTCACAAACAATGGGTGAAACCCTAATTTATGGTAATGCTCGTGATACTCCTGCTGCATTTACTGGTTTTGCACCTCGTTTCAATGATATTTCTCAAACAAATCCCGCGAATAAGCGAAATATTTTAGATGCGGGCGGTACAGGTAACAACAATACTTCAATTTGGTTTGTTGTTTGGCATAAAGATACCGTTCACGGAATTTATCCGAAAGGAACCAAAGCAGGTTTACAAATCCGTAACCTTGGTGAAGTAACAGATAAAGATCAAAACGGATTAATGCATCAAGTTTTACGTACACATTTCGTCTGGAATGCGGGTGTCACAGTTCGTGATTGGCGCGCTGTAGTTCGTATTGCAAACATTGATGTTGCTGCTCTTACGAAAGATGCGAGCGCAGGTGCCGATTTGTTTGACTTATTGGCCCAAGCTGCTGAATTGTTGCCGCGTAAAACAAGTGGTCGCGTTGCCATTTACGCCAACCGCACTATCTCATCATCCTGCGTCGTCAAAGTGTTAACAACAAAAACGTGCGTATCACTGTAGAAGAACAGGGCGGACGTAGCGTTACTAAGTTCGACGGCATGCCTATTCGTCGCGTTGACGCGATTCTAAACACTGAATCTCGTGTGGTTTAAGGAGTAGTTTAGCTATGCTTATTGATAAATTATTAGTGATGTCGCTAGATCAGGCAATTACTGCTACAGCGACATCTACAGACACACTTGATTTGCAGAAGGCTTCGACAAGTGTAAACCGTTTACCTGTTCTAGTACGTGGTAAAAACCTAGCTCCAAATACGGCAACCATTACTGTGCAGCTTCAACAATCAAACGATAACAACAACTGGGAAACCATTGAGACATCGCGCGCCTATACAGGTGCTGAACTCAATTCAGGTGTTATTGCTGAGGTTATGCTTCCAGTTAAACCTAAGCGTTACGTTCGTTTGAACTATTCAGTTGGCAGTGGGCCTTTCACAGCAGGTTCTGTGTTCTCACACGTTTCTGATAGCCGCGATGTCAATGCGGCTTATCCAGTTTATGCGGGGGCTTAATCATGGAATATAAGCAAGTTCGAGCGAATCAAAAAGGATTCTATAACGATCGCTTAATTCAAGAAGGCGAGGTTTTTTCTGTACCTGAAGATCAAACAGCACTTTGGTTTGATGATGTTGAGTCTAAACAGCCTGAATCTAAAAATCCTTTTTCATCAATGAATAAGGAAGCACTAATTCAAGCTGCCGTTGAACAAGGCATTCAGTTAACAGGGGCTGAAACCAAAGCGCAAATTATTGAGCTTTTAACAGCTGAGTAATTAATAAGGGCCCGTATTAGTACGGGCTTTTACCACAAAGCAAACGTAGCTAAAGGTTCATAAAAATGTCTGAAGAACAAATCGAAAAACAGATTCAAGCAAAAGGATTAAATGCCCCGCGCATAACCCCTGATCAGCTTGATTCAAAAATCAAGAATGTTTACTACCATTCACCACTAGCAAATGTTGATCCTAAACAAGCTATGGATGAAAAGACCTACCAAGCATTGCGCTGTTTAACCTTTTGCACAATCGTTTTAGAGAATGGCTTTACCGTTACTGGTGAAAGCGCATGTGTCGCCCCTGAAAACTTTGATCCGTTCATCGGCCAAGAAGTAGCGTATAAAAACGCCCGTGAAAAAATTTGGCAGTTAGAAGGATACTTGTTGAAGGAAAAACTTTATCAAGCTGATTTAGATAAACAGTTCTAAACAGGGTAAAGCCTATGAGATCAATTGTTGATCTTTGCAATTTAGCCCTGTCGCATCTCGCGCAGGGCTATGTTGTAAATGAACTAACCGAACCGACAAAGCATGCAAGATTGTGTAATACCTTTTACCCAATTTGTCGTAGAGAGTTGTTGGACAACGAACATCAATGGACGTTTGCCGTTAAGCGCGTTCGCTTGAATGTCGATGCAGGGTATGAATTTGGCACGGCGTATGTTTTGCCAAGTGATAAGGTCCGTATCTTTCAGCTTGAATCAGGCAGCCGATTCTATGTTGAAGGCAATCTTCTATTCACAGAAGATACCGCACCAATCTTACGCTATGTTCACGATGTGAAAGACTCGGCGTTAATGCCCGATTCTTTCAAGACCGCTCTATCTTATTTATTGGCCGAGCGAATCGCAGGACCATTGACACAGAACGAGCAACTACAAAGGAAAATGATGGCAGGCTATGCAATGAGCTTAAACCAAGCCATTTTCATTGATCTGCAACAACATCGGATTGAACCACGGCCTGAGCATATAGGCTCAATGTTTGAGGCACGATAAATGCAATATTCGTTTAATGGCGGTGTAATTTCACCAGATATGTTCGGCCGCATTGATCAGGCGAAATATCAGACTGGTGTAGCTAAATGCAAAAACCTTTATGTCGAACTGTTTGGCGGGGTTGTCTATCGTGCAGGCTTCCGCTACGTACACCATTACCCGAAATCAATGGGAAAAATGCGTTTAATCCGTTTTGTTTTTAGTGAAGAGCAAGCCGTTGTTTTGGCTATTCGTGCAGGCGCTATAAATTTCTTTGCTGACGGCGGTATGCTGCTGAATGAAAACAATGAACCTTTAGAAGTTGCGGTACCGTATGCCGAAGAGCATTTAATGCAACTCCGCTATGCTCAATCTGCGGACGTTGTGACAATAACCCATCCTAACTATCCACCTAGAAAAATTATTCGTAAAAGCGCAACGGAATGGATAACAGAACTGGTTACAGTGGGATATGGCATTGGCACACCACAAAATGTTGCCGCAACTGCCCATATTGAAGATAAGTATAAACCCGGTGGAAGTATGCACGACTCATACATTGAGCGTGATTATTCTTACCAAGTCACCGCAGTAGATGAACAAAATGAATCTGCTGCATCTTTAAAGGTTGTTGTACAAAACGACTTAACACTCGCAGGGAATTACAACACGATTACATGGGATGCGGTAACAGGTGCGAACCGTTATAACATTTTTAAACTACGATCTGGTTTGGCAAGCTTTATTGGTGAAACAACTGAAACAAGCTTCACAGACGATAATATTGAGACAAATGGTTCGATCACACCGCCATTAATTCGTAATCCCTTTGAATTTTACCCGACCGCAGTTGCATATCATGGTCAGCGAAAAGTGTATGGCGGTGGTTATAAATCCCCCCAATGGATTCGCATGTCGCGTACGGCAACGGATGACAATTTCGGGTACCACATTCCTACTCAAGATACAGATTCAATTCAAATACGGTTTGCTGCTCGCGATGGTAACGGTGTAAAACACCTATTTACAATGAGTGATTTACTTATTTTGACAAGTGGGGCACTTTGGAAAATGTCAGCGGATGGAGCCGTAACAGCTGCTAGTGTGAATATGAACAAGCAGTACAGTACAGGTGCAAACGATGTGACACCCGTTGAAGTTGACGGCGCTACAATTTTTTCCTCTGATCAAACAGGGCACGTACACGAAATATCATTGGCAAGCGGATACAACGCATCTTTTTATCAAACAATCGACTTATCAATAATGTGCCCACAACTTTTTGATGGGCAAAAAATTGTTGATTGTGCATTGCTGCGTAACCCTTTGAATATTATATATTTTGTACGTGGTGATGGTGTTTTGCTTTCATTAACATATGAGCCAAAACAACAGGTTTGGGCTTGGGCAGAGCATCATACCAACGGTAAATTTTTGTCTATTGCAGAAATACCGGAAGAAGATCAATCTGTTTTATATGCGTTTATTGAGCGTGACGGTTTTTATACCATTGAACGTATGCTTACAAGGCAGCCGTTAGATATGCAGGATAAGTGCTATTTAGATAGCAGCATTCAGTATAAGGGCAACCCCACAGCAACTTTATCCGGCTTAGATTGGCTTGAAGGTCAAACAGTATCTGTATTTGCAGATGGTGGCGTTAAACCCAATGTCAAAGTAGAAAACGGCACAATAAAACTGCCACGTGAACTGTCCAACATTTGGGTTGGTCTGAATTACGAAGCTGAACTACAAACATTGCCAATTTTTCAAGAACAAAAAGACCCTGTTAAACCTAAAGTTGTGAATAAAGTCCACCTAAGAGTAAGAGAGTCCCAAAACATTTTGGTCGGTGTAAATCAAGATATCGAGGACCGTACACCAATCGATGAGTTTAAACCGCGAAGTAATGAGCGCTATGGTAGCCCTCTTAAATTGTATTCAGGTTTGGTAGAGGTACCAGTTGACAGTACTTACGAAAGTGACATTCAAATTACTGTAAAACATGATAAACCTTTACCAATGAAGATATTGGCCCTTGAGGTAGAAATGACATGAGACGAAATAATATTGAAATTCGTAAGCCGACTGAGCGCGATATTCGTATTCTTGTTGAAAACCTGCGTGATGCCGATAAAGACGAAATGAAAGCGTACTTCAATGACAACTTTCATTGGATGATCAAAATGTCTATCAAGCATTCAAGCGATGCTTGGACTGTAGTAGTTAACGGTAAATTGCTTTTTATTTGTGGTGTTGGAGTGTCAAGTTTAATAGGCAACGTTGGTTGCCCGTGGCTACTTGGCACAAATTACATAAAACAATATCCGTTTGAATTTTACAAACAATGTCAAAGTATTTTAAAGGAAATGCGGTCGGAGTATGCCGTTCTTGTAAATCATGTGTATGAAAAAAACGAGAATGCTATACGTTTCTTAAAAAGACTAGGCTTTGATTTAAAAAAAGCAGAACCATACGGCGCGAACAATAAAATGTTCCATCCGTTTGTGATGGGGGCGTTATGACAAATCCATATGCATATGCAGCGGTTAAAGGTGTAGAAGCGCTTTCCAATTACGCAAAAATGAAGGCGCAAAAACAGTCATTTAAGGACCAAGAAAAGCTCGCCCTTTACAATGCAACCCTTTCAGATAATCAGGCTCGGCAAGCCATCGAAGATGGTACCAATGCCGTAACTGATTATCAGCGTAACGTTTCGGCCTTTAAATCAAGCCAAATCAACGCCCTTGCGGAGAATGGTATTGATGTAACACAAGGTTCAGCCATTGATTTACTTGCTTCAACAGAGATGCTCGCTCAAGGAGATATTGATTCAATTAAATACAATGCTGCGCTTCAGTCTTGGGGGCACAAGGTTCAAGCCACAAATTACCGCAATAAAGCCGAAAATTACCGTGTTGCTGCGAAGTCCATTAGACCTGTATTAAGCACGATACTAAACCTTAGCGGTGAAGCTGCTTCCGCTTTTGGTTCAAGTATGGGTAAAGGCGGTTTAGGTGGAGGGCTTGAAAGAGGTTCTGCATCTAGTGGCGGTTCTGACTTTGCTTCAAGCCTTTATGATATAGGTGGCAGTAATTCGCAAGGTGCATCATGGCAAAATTATAATTGGAATTGGTTTGGAGCTAGTTAATGCGTATCCCACAATTTAATCGACAAGTTTCGGACAATAGTGTTCCAAATGTACAAGTCAGTGGCGGCATGTCAGCAGGCGAAGCCGCTAGCTTAGTTGGTAATAAAACCGATAGTTTAGTTGGTGCCCTTAATTCTGGTTTGAACGCGTACCAAGCATACCAAGATGAAGCGGACCGCGTACGGGTTATTGATGCCCAAAACAAACTCGCTGAATTAAAACTCCATTTGCAAAACAATGATGTCGATGGGTACGGCAACAAAAAAGGGGTAGATGTTGTAAGTTTTGATGATGGCAACGGTGGCGGGTTTGTAGACTACTATACAAAAGCATATCAAGATGGAGTTGGGCAAATTGCAAATACTTTAGGTAATAGTCGTCAACGTGCCTTGTTTAAAGAAATGTCAGAACGTGACGCGGTGCAGTTCAAAGGCTCATTACAAAATTACTTTGTACGTGAAAATGATACATATCAACAAAGCGTTTATTCTGCGGCGACAGACAGACTTGTCCGAGAAATAGGAGAGAACCCTTTAGATTTTTCTAGTAACGATGAAAAACTTTTAAACCTAAAAGCTGCGATTGGTAAAAAAGTTCAATTAGAAGGGAAATCGGCACTTGAAGGTGAAAACCAATATCTTAAGATGGCATCTATAGCACACACAACAAATTTATCCGTTTTAACAGAGTCAGGAAATTTAAAAGGGGCCATAGCATACCGTAATAAATATAAGAATGAGATTTCTTTAAAAGACAGCTTTAAAGTCGAACAACGTATCCATCAAAAATTAGAAGAACAACAGGTGGAGCAACTTGCTAACCAAGTAACTACAGGTACTCAAGAATACAGCAACCCTGCATTAAATGCCCCACCTCAAGCTTCAGAAGCAATTGCAAAAGAACTCAAAGCTTTGACCCCCGAACAAATGAAAAGTATTAAATATAATGATCAACGTTTGGATGTTTATACCGTCTATGCCGGTAGGGAACGCGGCTTAGAAAATTTTACCCCCTTGGTTCTAGGACTTCGGCTAGCAGGTGAAAAATCAAATAACTGGGAGGTCTCTGAAGCAGGCGCACGTTCTGTAATGCAATTCATCCCCTCTACTTGGGAAGGAACTCCGGGACAGAAAAATGGGTACAAATGGGATCGCCGCACAGGAAAAGAACGGGATATTAACAACCCAGCAGATGTGATTGATGCAAGCTATGATTACGTTTCGGATATTAGTAAACAATATAAAACTAAAGACCCTATGGTTATTGCTGCCCACTACAACGGAGGGGACAAAGCAGCAAGGGCTGTTTTAAACGGACAACAACCCCCTAAACCAGAAACACAAAAATACCTTCAGCGTCTTGATAACTGGATGGTAAACGGTTTTGGAGATTATGCTAAAAAACCTGCAAAAACTCGTGAGCAAGCTTATGAAGAGATTCAAAACAGTAATGTATCTGTCGATGTTAAACAAAAAGTTTTAGCCTATACAGATAGATACTTTAACGGGCAAGATAAGATTAAAGGTGAAAAACAAAATCAAGTCTACGATTACTATTTTAAGGGTATTAATTCAGGTCAATTTACATACGAACAAATACCTGCTGTAGATATTAACTCTTTAGAACCTAACCAAATTAAGAGCCTTGAAGCGGTTAGTAATTCTAAATATAAAAAGGATATTAAGACGGACCCAACCATCTATAACATGATCATGTTGAATAAAGATGAGCTGTTTAAAGGGAAACCGCAATCAGTACTACATCAATACGCTGATAAGTTGTCACCGACAGATTATCGTGCAGTTACTAAAATGTATATCGATGTGAACAACCCAACAAAAGGAGATAAAAAAGGCGATTTTGTTGAGGTGAATCCGAAAACCGTTTCTGATTATTTAAACCCGTATTTACCAATGCTCGGTATCACTAATAAAACTAATAAAAAGCAAATAGACCATTATGCAGCTGTACAAGCAGATGTTACTCAAACGTTGCGTGAGGCTGAGGCACGCAAGGGAAGTAAACTAACCAAAGACGAATATAGTCGAATTATTTTAAAAACAATTGGATTAAACACAAAGATCACAACTTCGCGGTCTTTCCTTGGTGTTTCAATTGGCGATTCTGAAAGCAATCTAAATAGAATATACTCGGTTAAAAGTAAAGACGATATTGCTCCTAATACTCAAAAGAAAATTGACGACTTATTTAAAAAGCAAGGTCGTGATTTATCAAAAGTAACTCTGGCAGAATATCTTAACGCTTACTACTCAATGGCTAGAAGAGGGTTTTAACGGTGAAAAAATTTATTTTGGGGTTGATACTTATATTATCCCCTGTAATTATTTTTGAAATTATCTTAACGGTTTTAGCCTCTTTAGGAATAGCAGATACCTCTACAATAAAGGTTATCGTCGCCGCGGTTTACTCTTTAATATCTGTCCTACTCATTGTTATCGTTTACGAAAATACAAGCCCCGTAAAAAATAGGTTTTTAACGGTTTTATTGGATATTTTAACTGGCAGTGCGTTGTTCTTTTTGGTGCATCCCGCTTGGGTTCCCGTATTCTATTTATTAATAAGTTTGTTCGTACTGTTTTATTGGCACAAAAGGCAAAAAGGCGCGTAATGCGCCTTTATGTTTTAGCGACCACCTTTACGTTGGTCCGCTGCGCGATCTCCACAAGAAGAACCATCTTTAGCATTTTGCCAGCTATGATCACAACTTCCTGCAAAGGTTGCAGAAAAAGGTATAGATAAAGTTAGAATTAACAGAAATTTTTTCATGCATTGTTGCCTATGTTCTGGTTATTAAAGATTAAAATATAACTCAAAAAATAGGATATTAATACGCAATATTTTGCGAATACGTAAAAATTTGCATGTTCATGAAAAATACGCTACATTTTTATCAGGTGCTCAAAACACCTCTTACACAGCGTTATTGTCACAGCGTCATCGTGGCTTTTGTTTTGTCCTTAAAAAGACAACTCCGATCATGTATACTTCTGTACGTGTTTGATCACGCACACGTTTACTCTATGGTCGGGAGTGCGACGAATAAAACACCCGAAAGGGGAATAAGTCCGCCTACTGTGTAAGGTTTTGAGCTCCTGACCGCCCATCTCAAAAATGGGTAAAACTTAACACAGGAGTAAATAAAATGTGGTCAGCCATTTTAAAATATGAAAACCCAATCACTTTAGGTTCAATTGTAATTCGCCAAGATAACCAAGGGCGTTTTTGCCTTAACGATTTGCACAAAGCAAGCGGCAATGCGGATAAGCATAAAACAGCTAACTTTCTTCGTAATCAACAAACAAAGGATTTAATCGAAGAAATTAAGTCTTCTGCAAATTTGCAACAGGGGTGCTCAATTTTGAGCATCCCCCTAAAAGTAATCAATGACGGTATCCGCAACGGCACCTATGCAGTCAAAGAACTGGTCTATGCATATGCAATGTGGATTAGTCCCTCATTCCATCTACAAGTTATTCGTGCGTACGACGAAATGATCGTTAAGCAATTAGAGAAGGTCCGTAATAATTCAATGGGGATGCTTCATATCCCTGAACCTATTTCACCTGATACAACTCGTTATACCGTAGTTAAAAGAGACGGCGTTACCACTTTACGGGATGCAAAGGACGTATCTTTTGTAAACGCTGCACATGTTTCCGATTTGCGTCGTGATTTAGGCACAGTAATTCGTGCATTAGAAGAGTTGCGTTATCGAACAAAAATTGTGGATGGTGAGCTGAGCGCCAACGAGTTGGCATTGCCTTTAATTTGTGAATTGAGCGAAAATGGTCAGCAATTTGAACGCACAGTTTCAGATGATGAAATTGCAAGCATGACCCCGTCTCAGAACAAAAACATGATGAGGGATAAGGTTGCAATCGCTATCTCTATGCTTAAAACAACTTATCATCCTGATGATATTAATCGGATGTGTAAAGAGTTCGGTATCCATCGAGATACAGCAAAACGTATTTTGAGTAAGCTATATCAGCAAGCGACAATGTTGGCAGGTTGATAAGCTGTCAACAGCAAACGGCAGTCTAATCAATAACAGCATTTAAGATTACAAATAACCGTAGTCTTAAGTGCTTTTATTATGTCTGATCAAAATACAAATCTGACAATTGGTCAATTATTCGAATTAAACCAAGGCAAGAACCCAACACAAATTGCGGATACAGAAGCCCGTGCGCGTAAGGCTGCACGTTCGTTGGGCTTAGACTATAACAAGTTGACAGAAACGCCTGAACAGATCGTTTCTGTTGCGGATGAGGTAAACACTCAAAAGCGCGTCAATGAAGTGGTTGCAAGTGACCCTGTATTGGGTAAATACGCACTTAACCCAAATCAAGCCGCTGTTTCACTTGATGACTTTGAAAATCTAAAAGACATTAGCGACAAAGTATCCTTATTGGGTTCGAGTTTGAATAAACCGTATGAACCTGTTTCATATCAAGACATACAAAATGTTTTGTCTAAAGGTACGTCACCAGAACAAAAAAAGAGACTGAAAGAACTAGGCATTTACGAAGACCCTCAAAAGCAGGTCAAGCCGAATGTAAACCCTAATTTATTGGATACGCTAAGCACATCTTTAGTGCCCCAAACATCAGACCAAGTTTTCAAAGAACATTACGACCGCATCAAGAAAACAGCAGGCGTAATGTCTGCCGAACGGTTTAAAAAATACTATGAAAACCAAGTCTATTGGATGGAGCACACGGCAACTGCTGAACCTACCAGTCCACAAGAACAAGGCAATCGATATGTAAATGCAGCTATTCGTGCTGTTGCGGCTATTGGTCAGACAGAAGGCGCAGTAATTAGCGCGACAACAGGAAACGATAGCCTTCTTAACTTGGCAACACGTGTTAAAAATAAAGCTGCCCCATCACAAGAAATGACGCAAGCGCTTTACCAAGCACAACTTGCAGCACAGACAAATGATGCAGGTGTATTGGGTGCGGCACAAGAACTGGTTAGCAATGCTGATGCAGGTTTAGTGGGTGAGTTTTTAATTGAACAAGCACCCCCCGCATTAGTTGGATATTATGCAGGCGCGGGGGCAGGTGGAGTTTTAACAAATTCACTTATCCGAAATACCGCTAAATATGCCCCTTTGGTGATGAACCTAGAAAAGGCGGCAAAGTTAGTACGCGGAGTAACAACCGCAGGTAATGCGGCACAAGGCGCATTAGGTGCAGGCACGGCCGATGCTCTGGTGTCATATGGGCAGAACATGGCAGAAGCCCGTGAAAAGTTTTTAACCCGCCAAGAACAGATCGATTATGCAGCTGCAAAGACATGGGGTTCAGCAAAATATTCAGCCTTAGGCGGTGCATTAATGCCTGTAACTTTTGGCGGCCCTTTGCGTACTGTAGGCGGTCAAGCTGTCATTCAATCAGCGGCAGGCATGTACTCTGTGCAAGGTGCGGCCGATGCGGTTGGTGAAAAAGCCGACCCTGTAGAAATGGCATTAGAAGGCTTGTTAGAAGTTGCAACAGCAGCGCCTGAAGTAGCAATTACATCTGCGGCCAAAGTTAAAAACCAACGTACAGCACAATTTGCATTAGACCAATTGCGACAAGATCAACAGCAAGATGCTGTTCGTTCAAGTACGTTTGCAGCTGTACTTAACAACCTTATTGACCGCAACAAAGAAAGCAAGACAGCACAACGTGATGACTCTGCAAGCCAAGCATTTATCAAACAGGCAGTTGAAGAACACGGCGCGGTTGAAGAAGTTTATATAGATGGTCAGACCTTCAACCAGTTATTACGCGACCGTAATATTGAGCCAACCGATTTATTTGAACGTGCGCCAAGTCTTCAAGATCAGTTGGGCACAGCGGAAACATTTAACGGCACTGTACAGATACCAGTAAATGAATTTGTTTCTGCAATGTCGGTTGTTGAGCGTCCAACAGATTTTGTCGAGAACGTTCGTTCAAGCCCGGACATGCCAACTTATCGCGAAGCTCAAGAGAACCTTGCAAAAACAACGGAACAAATGCAGCAAGAAGCCGATACATATATGGCTGAGCAAGCCCGTTTTGAAAGTGCTGAAGATGCAAAAGAGTTGGTTGCAACTGAAGTACAAAACCAATTGGCTAAAGTCGGAACATTTACGGCTAAATACAATCGTGCAGCGGGTGAATTAACTTCGGCTTTCTACTCAACGTTAGGCGATAAACTTGGGATTTCAGCAAAAGAAGCTTTTGACCGTTACCCAATTCGTATTGCTGATGAGCCGACCACGGATAAAGGAATTTCGTTTAATCAAAGTGCTACCCCTGAACAAACAATCTCAGTAGATGAGTTTGCTAAGAGCATTAAAAAACAATATGGAATTGAATTAGGTCTAAAAGGTAGCCCATCAAGTAATGTTCTTTCATTGCATAAAATTGTTGTGCCTGAAGCTATGCGCAATCAAGGCAATGGCACTAAAGCAATGCAGGATATTATTAGATATGCTGACTCGCAAAATAAAACAATCGCACTTACTCCAAGCTCTGATTTCGGCGGCAACAAAAGCAGACTTACAAGCTTTTATAAAAAACTTGGCTTTGTTGAAAACAAGGGGCGAAATAAAGATTATGAAATTTCAGAGAGTATGTACCGTTCACCAAATGGTCGTAAATATAATCAAGCGAATGGTGGTACACGCGGCTCTATTACTTTCAGCATTGGTCAAGATGGCTCAACAATCGTATTAAGCAAGAATGCTGACTTCTCAACCTTTGTGCATGAGCTTGGGCATCATTTTTTAGAAATGAATATGCAACTTGCCCTAAGTCCTGATGCGCCCGCACAAGTCCGTGCGGACATGGAAACGGTAATGAAGTGGGCTTCACCAGAAACAACTGATCTGGGTGAATGGGACTTTTTCACCGATGCAGAAAAAACAGAAGTACACGAAAAATTTGCAGAAACTTTTGAACAGTATGTTTTTACGGGTAAAGCACCAAGCGCGGCATTAAAGCAAGTTTTCAACCGATTCAGACAATTCATGATTGCCGTGTACCGGAACATTGAAAAGTTTATGGGCATCAATGACCGTGCAGAATTGAATGCGGATATCACAGGTGTAATGGACCGTATGCTTGCATCATCAAGTGCAATTGCTGAAGCACAAGCTGCATCAAATCTTGAAATGCTAATTCATCAAGATGATGCAATGCGCCTTGGTATTTCGCCAAAAGATTATGACGAAATGCGCCAAGATCATGAAATTGCTACAGAATTATCTATAAATACTTTAGAGCAAAGATCACTGCGCAATATGGTTTGGTACCAAAAGCAGAAGTCTAAGTATCTAAAAACATTGCAAAAAGAAGCAGATAAAAAACGCGCTACCGTTCGCGAAGATATGGCAAAAGAAATTGCACAAGAACCTGTATATCAGGCTATGGCATTTCTACGTCAACCGCTTGACCAAGTTGCTAAGCGCGACTCAACCAAGGTTGAGCCTGAACGCGACAATCTATTTGAAGCGATTGCTAAATTCGGCGGGCTTGATGCCAATGAAGTAGAAAGCACTTGGGGCATTGATGAAGCTGCTAAAACCAAATCGGGTGTAGGCAATAAGCCTGTCGTACGTTCTTCAAAGTCAAAAGTAAAAGGCCTGTCAATTGAATCGATGGCTGAGAAGCTTAGTGAAGAAGGTATTTAACTTTAGATGAACACGGCAAATTTGATACCCGAGAACTTGAAGATAAATTTGCCGAACAGTTGCGTGGCGTTAATCAATATTCAACGCAAGTGGATCCTGAATTATTAGACTATTCGCAAGACATGGATTTGCTGCAACGCTATGCAGAGGGTCGCACAACCAAAGGCAAGTTATCACTAGATTGGATTGAAGCCAAGTACGGACGAGACAGTGATATTTACCAAAGTATTTCTAAAGGCGCTTATGGTTTTGCACAGCGTGGGGGTGAAAACCCCGATGTCGTTGCTGAAATGTTCGGGTATGAAAGCGGCGATGCATTGATTCGCGACCTGCTTAATTCACCGAGTCCTAAGCAAAAAATTGATGAGCTCACCGATGCGCGTATGGCTGTTCAATATTCTGAATTTTTCGATCAACAAAGCATTATAGAAGCAGTCGAAGCCGCATTACACAATGATGTTCGCGCGCGTATGCTTTCTGCTGAAATGGCTGCACTAAACGGTTTGCTTGGCCGCAAGTCTGCTTTGAATGAAGCCGCAAAGACAGTTGCTCAAGACATTGTGCAACGTCAAAAAATTAAAGATATTCGACCGCATGTACGTGCACAAGATGATGCTCGTTTAGGGCGTATGGCGAATGAAGCATTTAGAAAGGGGGAAACGGTAGAAGCCGCGCGCCATAAGCGCAATCAATTAGTTCAGTTCTATGCAACCAAATACAGTTACGACGCAAAAGACCAGATTCAAAAACATCTTGAATTAGTCAAAAAGGTTTTTGGAAATAACGAGAAGTTATCTAAAAACCGTGACTTTGATTTTGTGACCGCTGCCCGCGGCATTTTGGGCAAATATGATCTTGGCCGCGAATCAACAAATTATGAGCATCAACTAGAATTGATTCGTAAATATGATCCGACCACATATGCCGAAATACAGAACATAGGCGCATTGCCTGAAAACCAAAACTATCGCGAATTAACGCTTGAACAGTTCAATGCAGTTATGGCTGCGGTCGAAACACTTTGGCATCGATCTAAAGAAAACAAGATTTGGCATACAACAAATGAAGCCTTTGAGCGTGAACAGGTCCGTGAAGAACTAATTCAGCAAACAGGCGGTAAGAAAAGCGTTGAGAAGATTCAGCAAACATTATTGGGTAGAGATAAGACCGCAGAACTTAAAGCTAAGTTCATGGAATTAGGCGCTTCAGCAAAACGTGTCGACCAGGTAGTAACTTGGTTAGACGGTGGTGCAAATGGCAAATTCCGTACATATCTAATCAACCCTATGCAAGATGCCTTGGCTAAATATCGTATTGAAAAGGCCAAGATGCTTGAAGACGTTGTAAAAACGTTTGAAGGCTTTGGCAAACTCGATAATTCAAAAATCGCTGCACCTGAATTGAATAATTTTACCTTTGTAGGCAAACAATCCTTGCTACATGCGATTTTGCATACAGGCAACATGAGCAACAAAGAGCGCTTAGTTTTAGGTTATGGATGGGGCGAACGTTTAGAAGATGGCTCTGTTGATTTCAGCGCGTGGGATAAGTTCTTTAGCCGGATGATTACTGAAGGCGTGATTACCAAAAAAGATATGGACACTATTCAAAAACTTTGGAATCTTTTTGACCGCTACAAAGAGCAAGCGCAAATCACACATAAGAAAATTAACGGTCGCTATTTTGATGAGTTACCACGTACACCAGTGAGCACACCGTTCGGCGAATATGAAGGCGGCTATGTGCCTGCTGCTTATGATCGTATTCGCTCAAATCAACAAGACCGTATTCAAGATAAAAACTTAGCTGAAAATAATTTGCAGGCGTTAGATATTGCAACGACTGGCGCGAACTTCACAAAGTCACGTGCAGATCGTTACCACGATCAGCTTGAACTTGATATGTCACGCTTGCCTAGTCATTTAGATAAAGAGCTGCGTTACATTCATCTTGAATTGCAGATTCGACAAATTGGGCGCTTAATGCTGAATAAAGATTTTAGAAATGAAATTGAGCGTGTATTGCCTTTCGGTGTGAAGCAAATCTTTAACCCTTGGCTTAAAGCTATTGCCAGTCAGACAGTCGATGAAAGCTCAGGCGTAAGCTTGCTAGACAATATTTTCCGTGTGTTACGTCGTAATACTGGTATTGCAATTATGGCGGGTAACTTGAAAAACGCTATTGAACAGTTCACAGGCTTTACGCAAGTTGCTGTTGCGGTACCGCCTAAGCAGTTACTAAAAGCGCAGGCGCATTACTTTACTTCTGTGGCAACGCGTGAAGATATGGCAAATAACATCATGGAAATGTCAGACTTCATGAAAACCCGTTTTGACCGAGCAGCTGATGAATACCGTTATGCCGTGGACGAAATCGTTTTTCAAAAGGGCCCAATTCAAACTGTTAAAGATTTCACTATGAAACATGCCTATGTTTTACAGACAACCATTCAACGCCCAATGGAAATGATTTCTTGGCAAGCAGCCTTTAACCATTACACTGAGCAGGGCATGGGGCAATACGATGCCGTACACGCAGCAGATGCGGTAATTCGTCAATATATGACCGATATGTCACCAGAAGGAATTTCAAATCTTGAACGTGGTACGCCTGCGAAACGAATGTTTTTAATGTTTTACAACTGGTTCAATATGATTTGGAATACGACAAGCTCTGAAGCTAAGTTAGCGCTTGAAGCAAGCAATGGTTCATGGGTGCAAGCTTCGCCACGTTTGGTCTATGTAGCCCTAATGATGATTTCCATTCCTTCAATTTTGTCTGAATTGCTGAGTGTGATATTTGCAGGCGGCTTAAAAGATGAAGATGATGACGATAATAAATGGGACGATTTATCTGCAAAGCTTGCACTTTCACAGATTAAGATGCTTGCGGCATTTGTTCCTTACGCAGGTAACGTGCTGAACGCTGCCATTAGTAACACTGACGATAACGTTATCAATGATCGATATACCGCTTCACCTGTGTTTAGTGTTGGTGAAAGTAGCCTTTCATTAATTCAGCATGCAAAACGTGCATTGAGTGAAGACAAGGAAGTAAACCAAGGCAAGGCGGCTAAAGACATGTTGAACACAGCAACGCTTGCAACAGGCATCCCATTTGCGACACTTGGTAAACCAATTGGTTATTGGCTTGCAATTGCACAAGGCAAGAAAGATGCACCCGAAAGCATTTATGATGCAACCCGTGGAACAATTACGGGGAAACATGCGCCTGAAGATGATAAGTAATGATGTAGCATGATCAACTGTTATTTATCGTTATTTAACAATAATTTGCATAAAATTTATAGTTGACTCTGTAATTTGGTTAGTTCAATATCTAATCAAATTGAGGAGTTTTTAACATGAGTTATTTAGTCATTAAAGATTTGGGTCATAACTTTTATTTAGGTAAAAGAGGGCCTAGACAGGCAGGTAAAGAATTTCTAGTTTTCAAAAGTGAAAAGGAGATACTAGTAGGGGCTGAATCATACACATATGATGAGTCAAGCAATAAATTGCTTTGGGAAGGTATTGAAAATTTAGGGCAGGTGGTCGTAGGTTTTGCGGATACTGAAGAGGAAGCTATAGATTCATCATTTTAAATTTTACAAAAAGTCAACTGACAAGCGTATTTATTTTGTTAATAATATGTTTGTCGGTTGTTTAGACACGCGCGGTAAAATATTCCGTATAAAACAAAACTTAAATATAAGAGGTAAAAATGAATAAAATTAATTTAATTTCAAAACTATACGATGAATTTAAAAATAGTGAAGATTTTGAAAAATTAGATGAATTAGAAAATGATCGTAAAATTGAAATATTTTTAAGTGAAAAAATTCACTCAAATGTGCTGCCTTTTAGGTTTTCGCAATTAAATACAAGGTACAGGGTGGATGATTATTTTTTAATTATTGATCCTAAAATAGCACCACCATTTGAAGAAAAGCAGAACTTTATAGATTGGTTGTATAGCTCCATTACTGAAAAGCACCTGTTGACAGTTCAGGACTAGCGACCAACTATTTATTTGTAAGCTTACCTAAAATTGGCTGTAGAGATTACAGCCTTTTTTATTTGGTGAGCTTATGACTATTCAAGTTACCGACCGGCTAAGTCAACTTTATGTTGGTAACGGGGTTAATACGCGGTTTGATTTTACATTTAGAGTTTTTGATCAAGAAGATGCTACAGGTGTGGCTGTACATCTTTTTGACGGTGTTGATTTTGAAAAGATGGATGAACTACTTTATCAAGTTTTCATTAATGCAGATAAATTAGGCGGATATGTGGTTTTTAATTCTGCTCCAAATGCCCAAACATCTTTTTATATCGGGGGAGAAACTCCCGTAGACCAGCAACTTGATATAACAAATTACGATAATTTCTACCCCGATTCACTTGAAAGATCATTAGATAAATTAACAGGTATTTTACAAGAGTGGAGCCATCTATTAGGCTTTGAAAAACAAGCACGTATACTATCTGGAATCAAGTATGATGAAGATGCGCAGAGCCGAGAAATTCAAATAAAAAATGAACTCCAAAATAATATTGATTTTTTAGAACAAAATACAAATGCTATGCTTGAAGAGGCGATAGCAAATGGTGCAGTTAGTGCTCTTGCGGTAACTGTTGTTGAGTGTCTTGATGATTTGACTACAGTTAGAAAATGGCATGGTCGAACCGTAAATGTACGTTCTGTCATTAGGAATAAACATCTAGGTGGCGGGACATTTGTATTTAATCAGAATAGCACCAGAACCCCAGACGGGTATATCGTTGTTGCTGATGTTGGAGGGAATTGGGAAAAAATCACAGTTGCTTTTCCAACCGTTGATGATTTCGGTGGACTTGGTGATGACCCGAACTATGATGATGCTGATGCCTTTATTAAATGTGCGTTAAGCCATACACAGGTTCAAATATTTATCTTGCTAACAGACAAGTTGAATACCGTATCAATAAACAAGTTGATTGCAAGGGTAAAGGTATTGTTGGTGGTGGATTTAGCAGACAAAATGCTACTGCGTATGCAATGAACTCTCTAAAGGTAAGACCGGGTGATTATTCAAATTCAAACACTCTTCTTAATAATGTGGCATTTATTAACGTTGGCGCCGAAGTAAGAGACTTACAATTAGTAAGTGAGGGTGTTTCAGAGAATATCTCGGGTTTAAAAGTCGACGGTTACAACTTCACACTTTCAAACGCCAATATTTCAGGTTTTTACAATCAAGTATATTTATCAAACGCAACAGTTTCATTCCGCGTTCAAAATTTGATGTCGATTAGTGCGGCAAATGCAGGGTTCTTTATCGCAGATGTGGAATCTAAACAAAGTACAACTGCATATTTTGATAACTGTTCTTGGCAATGGGGTAAATACCCTGTGCTGTTTGCTAAAGAAGCGTATCAGTGCGTCTTTAATAATATTATTCTTGAATATATGCAGTACGGTTTAACTGCTGGTATCTGGTCGAATTGTTCATTTAATGCAATTTGGGCAGAGCAAACGCGTGATGGTGTAGCTCGTGACTGGCTCGTAAATACTTCATATCAACAAACCTTCAATTGCACAGTTAATAATCTCTACATTAGATCACCGTGGTTAAACCGTGCTGACACTACAGCCCTTGGTGTGTCCGATAATATTGGTGGTGTTGTTATCGATAAGAGTCGTATTACTTTAAGCGGTGCAACAGGGGCAAAAATACAACTTTCCCCATCGGGGTTGGCAACACTTTTTGCAAATTGGTATGGGGGCACTAATCGAAGATTATTAATTACTACTCAACCGACTGCAGCCGATTCAGGTTATAAAACTCCGATTCACATCAATGCGCCAAATAATGAATTGTATTTTGGAAATCAGGATGAAGCATCCACGTCTAGTGTTGTCTTTAAGCGTGTCATTGGTGCAACAGCAGCTAACACACCGTTTATAGCATCAGATGCTTGGACCAAGACTGTCAGAAAGTGGAACACATACAATCATGAAGTATCAAAAATAGGGCGCTTTATGGCTCCGATGATGCTGACTTACGATGTCAACTTTGCTACTCAACAAAATAATGCAGGATGGTCTATCTCAAAAGAGTCTGTGGGCGTCTATAGACTGCAAAGAGATACGGGTGTCATAACTGAGTTAACTAACCCCCATATTGAAGTGTCTGGAATTTTCACTGGTACGGGTTTAGGAAGTGGAGCAGCTCTACTACCTCCAACTTTACAAGCAATTGAGGCATACAGTGGTAGTTGGACAACTTATAAAGTAGCTGCTGGGGTCAAATTATTTTTTAGAGACTTAACAGGCGCTTTAGTTGATCCGATGCGTTTCACCGTCTCATTCACACTAGAATCAGGAATTTAATATGAACTACGCAGAAATGTATGTTGAAGGTGCATTGCCAAAGATTGAAGCAGATATTGCGCAACGTGGAGAATGCATTCTTTATTCAAAGATGACTTTAAATGAAGAAACAACCACTGCTATTTCGGGACTACTTTTAGAAAAGGGCTTTGATACTGAAGTAACGACAGAGGAAGATCCGGACTTTATTGGTACTAGACTAAAATTGTCAATTACTAAAGTAGAGTAAAATAGGGCCCCGACAAGTTCGGGGCTTTTTACTGTCAACAGAAAACGATACTTAAATTAAACCAATCCATAAAATAATGAAAACATTAGATTGGTGGCAAAAATGAATGACCCTTTAACAATTAAATCCTTACCTTGGTTTATCAAGATTTGGGCGGCGGTGATGGGCGGCATTTTTGCGCTCATGTTAAGTGGCGATATTGATGTTGAAGGAAAGATAAAAATCAACATTGGTGTAATTATCAAATTCGCAATCAGCGTTTCTATTAGCTTATACGGCGGTTCAGCATTTATTGAATATCAAAATTGGGGGCATTACTCGCATATGACCCAAGGGTTTGTCATGCTGATTTTTGCAGTATTCGGGATGTTGCTTATTGGTATTTGGTATCAGGCAATTCAATTACTGAAAGGTAAAACCATTAGTGAATTGATCTTTGAAATCAAAGAAGCATTCAAAGCCATATTCAAATAGGAGAGGGCAAATGTCAGTAGATAAATATATTGATGACCTTATCAAGCGAGAAGGTGGTTATGTTAACAACCCTAACGACCGTGGCGGCGCAACTAATTATGGGATAACTGAAGCAGTTGCACGGGTAAACGGTTGGAAAGGCCCAATGCGTGATCTGCCTTTAGATTTAGCAAAGCAGATTTATAAACAACAATATTGGATTAATCCTCGTTTTGACCAGGTTAATACCTTATCGCCTTTGATCGCTGAAGAGTTGCTTGATACTGGTGTTAACTGCGGTGTAGCTTTTGCAAAGCCTTTATTACAACGAGCATTGAATCTATTGAATAACCAAGGTAAAGGCGGTTGGCCCGATCTAGCCGTTGATGGTATTTATGGTTCAGCTACGTTAGGGGCTTTAAAAATCTTTCTTGCAAAACGTGGTAAAGATGGTGAGAAGGTGATGCTTAAGGTACTAAATATTATGCAGGGCCAACGTTATATTGAAATATGCGAACGCAATCCCACGCAAGAGCAATTCTTTTATGGATGGATTAGCAACCGGATCGCATAAAGTGATTTTGTGTAAGAGAACCAAGCTAGCAACTTTTATTACTCTACTGTGCATTCTGTTTTCAGGGTGCACGGCGCATTCAATCAATAACAATATTCAAGTATCATTATGCGTAAAGGCAATTTGAGTTTTTAAAATGGCGCAAGTGATGATTATGGTTATGGAGGCGGGTAAGGCTGAGCATACATGCAACTTGCTTGCTGATATAAATAAAAACGGTGAAGTAACCAAGTTTTATGATTATAACGGCAATGAATTAAAAATTAACTTTTTGCAGAACCAAGTTTATTACAACAAAACTTGGTGGCAGTTTACCAAGAAACAAGACATCTAAAATAAAGCCCCTATTTAGGGGCTTCTTATTATGCAGCGTTTAGCATTTTGGCTATTTCGGATGCGGTCGGATTGTAATAGGTATTAACCAGTACACTAATAGTTTTGTGACCTGTAATTTTGGCAAGGATTTCAACAGGCAAACGATAGTCATGAACAAAGCGCGTGATTGCTTCATGCCTTGAATCGTGGAAAGTAATAACACCATCTAAACCAACACGGCGTAAATTACGTTGCCAAATTAAGCGGAAAGCATTCGATGTAAGCGGCACCATGCGACTATCGTTTGGATCATCTGGTAACCATGAAAGCATTTCTTTGGCCTTGGCAGTTAGAGGTACGTCACGGGATGAGCCGTTCTTAGTATCTAATAACCGGATAAAGTCGGTAAAGATTAGTGACTTTTGTACGCTTAGAATTTCGCCTTTGCGCATTGCGGTTTCAAGTGCGAACAGAAACGACCATGCTACACGGTGTCTCGGCTGAGTTGGAGTTTTACCCCATTCATAATCCAAGCCTTTAATTACTTTATTAATGTGGTCATCGCTAATACGTTGGTGTCTTGGCGGTGGTGCTGAAGGTTTTGTAATTTCCTTAAATGGATTTTCTTTGGTTAAAAATAGTTCTTTTCTTGCAAAGTCAAAAACTGAACTATACATAGCCATTTCTCGAATGACTGTTGCACCTTTAACTTGTTTTAGGCGCTTATCACGCCATTGCTTGACTAGGGCAGGAGTTAGGTTGTGTATAGATTCATCTGCAAGTTCGCCCCAATTTTTCTTTAAGCATTTAAGCATTTGCACAATTAAACGGGCGCTTTTCATTTTGCGACCTTCATCTTGATAATACTTATCAAAAAGGGCTTGAAAAGAAATATGGATTTTTTCAGGTTCTGATGTTGGTTGTTCAGACTGTAATTCTAATAGTTTGGTTGCTGCCCACTGTTCACACTCACTTGCTGTGTCACGAGTGGCAGCGTAGCGCTTGCCCTTAAAACGAACTTCAATACGCCAAGCGTTGCCGCGACGGGTCGGTTTCTGCATTTTTAACACTCCAAATTTCATGGTGGCGCACTGCCGACAAAAATTGAAGATGTACAAATGACACCCACTTTTTTGGCGGCGGCACGGAAATATAAAGCGTTTTTTAATGTGAAATATGGATATTTTGAATATCCATAGCTGACCTATCGACAATAAAAAACAAGCCAAAAGGTTACTGGAACCTTTCAGCTTATTGATTTTTAACAACAAATTTTGGAGCGGGAAACGAGACTCGAACTCGCGACCCCAACCTTGGCAAGGTTATGCTCTACCAACTGAGCTATTCCCGCAATGTGAGCACATTATAGAGTGTTTCATTAAAGTGTCAACACTCTTGTGATCTAATTGAACGTTTAATCAGCACGACGCCAAACTGTACCTTGACGTGTATCTTCAAGAACTACGCCTTGCTCAAGTAAAGACTGACGAATGCTATCTGCTTTAGCAAAGTCTTTTGCTTTTTTCGCATCAACACGTTGTTGAATGAAATCTTCAATTTCCGCATCAGACAAAGCAAGCGCATCTTGTCCAATATCTGATTTTAAGAAATCGTCTACATTGTGTTGTACCAAACCTAAAATGTTAGTGAGGTGACGTAATGTCGAATAAAGCACAGTCGCTTGGTCAGCTTGCTCTTCTTTTACAGCACGGTTTAACTCTTTGTTCAGTTCAAACAATACAGCCATTGCTTCAGCAGTATTGAAATCGTCACACATTGCATTGTTAAAGCGTTCAACAAAGCTTTGATCAAGCATTTCAGTTGTCGTTTGACCATACACTTGTTGGTAAGCTTTAAATGAATGATAGAAGCGAGTTAAAGAAGTTTTTGCTTCTTTTAGTGCCACATCAGAGAAGTTCACAGGACTACGATAGTGTGAAGACACAATGAAGTATCGAATCACTTCTGGGTGGAATTTCTCCATTACGTCACGAATCGTAAAGAAGTTGCCTAAAGATTTAGACATCTTTTCACCATCAACGTTAATAAAGCCAACATGCATCCAGTAGTTTACATATTGCTCACCAGTCGAAGCTTCACTTTGCGCAATTTCATTTTCATGGTGCGGGAACATTAAATCTGAACCGCCACCATGAATGTCAAAGTGATTGCCTAGGCAGCAAGTCGACATTGCAGAACATTCAATGTGCCAACCCGGACGGCCATTACCCCAAGGGGACGCCCAAGATGGTTCATTTTCTTTTGCATGTTTCCAAAGCACAAAGTCAAAAGGATGTTTCTTTTCAACTTCTACATCGACACGCTCACTTGCGCCAGCTTGCATGTCATCAAGCTTACGGCCAGAGAGGCGACCATATTTTTCAAATTTGGTGACTTCAAAATAAACATCACCGTTTGAAGCAGGGTAAGCAGCGCCTTTGGTGACTAGATTGCCAATCATATTTTGCATCTGGTCAATATATTCAGTCGCTTTAGGTGCTTCATCTGGTGCTAAACAGCCTAAGTTCGCTGCATCTTCATTCATGGCATCGATGAAACGCGTGGTGAGCTGTTGGATTGTTTCACCATTCTCATTCGCACGTTTGATGATTTTGTCGTCAATATCGGTAATGTTGCGAATGTAGCGGACTTTCCAGCCTTGACTACGCAAAAAACGGATAATGTAGTCAAATGCAACCATAACTCGAGCATGTCCGATATGACAGTAGTCGTAAACGGTCATACCGCAGACGTACATATCGATGTGACCTTCTTTGCGAGGTACAAATTCAACTTTTTTTCGTTGCTCAGAGTTATATAAAACAAACGGTTGCATAAGGGTTTTCAAACACTCAACAAAAATAGTGTTACATCATAACTGATGCATCATTTTTAACAAAGTTTTATGCATGAATTTTATAAGCTTGTGAAATCTTATACATTTAAAAACGTGTAACTGATTGAGTTATGCTAGAATGCCCCCAAATCTTTTGATTAAAATCACCGATCTCAACCAGAGATCAGATCAATTATTTTGAGTCAAACTCGTATGCCTAATCCTACAGATTTCCAAAGCAGTGCATTAGCGACATTGCGCATTGAGCAACAAGCCATAGATGTATTAGCAACACAAATTGATGACCGTTTTAATCGTGCTTGTGAAATATTATTACAATGCAAAGGTCGTGTTGTGATCACGGGTATGGGTAAATCTGGCATATTGGCCGAAAAATGGCAGCGACATTTGCTTCGACAGGCACGCCGTCTTTCTTTATGCATCCTGGCGAAGCAGGGCATGGCGATTTAG